GGGTCGCTGTGAACGGTGTTCATCGCCAGCAACGACTTCTGCGAGAGCTTGCTGCTTTTGGTGAACTCGACACCAAACCGGCGCGCCCGCACTATGGCTTGCCGCTCTCTAAAGGCAGCCTGAACCACCGAATACTTAATACTCCATTCTTTGGAGAGCGACTTCAGGGATTGGTCCGGGTAGGTCTCGTGCAGATGCAGGATCTGCTGCACCCTGTCGCGGATCGAGACCCCGTGCCCCTCGATGGTGTTGAGCTGCCGGATCAACAACTCGGCGCGGTACTGGTCGGGCTCGGCGATAACGTAAGCGTCGAACTCCTTGAGTCCAGCCAGATCGGCGGCTTCCACCCGGTGGACTCCGGTGGCGATCAAATACTTGAAGGCGCTGACGGCGGGATCGAGCGACAACAGCACGATCGCCGGGAACTCGACACCCGCCTCCATCGCTAGCCCGTAGCTCTGTACCCGCTCCTCATCGACCCGGGCGAGCAGCCGGGACGGGTTCTCGCGGGAGGCTTTCCGGTCAATGTCGGAAAACAGGACGCGGGTCTGGTAGACCCATTTCCAGGCGCCGTGCGTCAGAAACTGCTCGGTCTTGGGTTCTTTCATGGCACCAAAATCCACATCCAAGCGACCAGCACCAGCGCGCACAGCGCCGCCAGCGGCAGCAATAGGAGGTTGGCGAGGTGCTGGCGGAGCATGGCGGCGGCCTCCGGTAAATCCGGAGGGGATAGTACCCATATTGGGTATCCAATCAACCCCAAAATGGGAATATTCTGGAGCCGTCAGATCTGGCGGTCGATCCAGATAACGCGGCCGAGAACGACAACGTCGTCGTCGGGAACGTCCTCTTGCGTTGGATAGACGGGATTGTCGCTCTTGATCGTCAGGAGGCGCGTCCGCAGGTTTCGTTGGCAGCGTTTAACCATTAGTTCGCCGCTGATGGGCTCGCGCAGCACGTAAATCCCCTCACGGCCAACCCGCGAGATTGAGCGATCGACGAGCACATGATCGCCGTCGTGCAACGTTTCCCACATGCTATCGCCAGCAACGCGGACGACGATCAAATCGCCCGACCGGGCCGCTGTCGCACTTCGGATCCAATCGGACCGAAACATGACGAAGCTGTCCGGGGCTGTCGGTTCCTCATTCGCCGCCCCGAAACCAGCGGATACTCTTAAATCGTAAACCCCTAAAGCAAAGAAACTGTCACGACCCAGTGTGATGTATCGCACGTCCCCGAACAATTCTGCCGAGATGTTTAAGTCTGTTCGCTCCTTAAGGGCTCGCTCAGCAGCGTAGGCTTCCTGAGTCTGCAACAAGATATCGTCCGCGCTGCATTCCAACGCTTTCGTAAGCCGCTCAATCCACTTTTGGCTAAGCTGGCGATCTCCTCTTTCTAATCTGCCGATTTGCCGGGGTGTCGTGTTCGCCAAATGTGCAAGCGCGGCTTGCGAGAGCCCCTGGCTTTGGCGGAGCCACTGTATTCGGTTTGGGCGCAGTGGCTCGGCCATAGCGGGTCACGATGCCCTGACCGCCACGATTTGGGCATGCCCCAAATTGGGTTGTTTGATGGTCCGAAACGGGTATATACCGGAGCCATGAGGCTTTCCGATTGGCTCGCCGCCACCGGCACATCCCTGCCCGATTTCGCGGTGCGCGTCGGCCATTCTGAGGCGGGGGTTAAAAAGTGGCTGCGCGGTGAGCGCTTTCCTCGCCCCGACGCGATCACAAAAATTGAACAGATTACCGATGGCCAGGTGACTTATCGGGATCTGCTGCCGCGCGAGGCGGCCGCGTAATGCGCCTCCTCGCCGTTCCGTCTCCCTCCATCCTGTCGTGGTTGGCGCCTGCCAGGATGGAGGCCGCGGGGCCGGGCGTTGGGGTTATCCCGCCGCCCGATCCCGCCCCCGTCGAACTTCCCTCCTTTCGGTTCCGCCCTCGCCACGCCTGCGAACATGGCGAGGAAGTCTGCCGAGATGTCGGAAATCACTTCCGAGAAATCAGAAATGTCGTTCACCGTTGAAGCCGTCCGGGCCGAGATGCGGCAGCACGTCAGCGCCATCGCGGCGCTCGCGCCGGAGGACAACCGCAAGGCGGCACTGACCTTTGCCGCCAAGGTTCTGCGCCTGCCGTTCGCGCGGGTGAAATGCCTCTTCTACGGCGAGGCCCGGCGTATCGACGCGCACGAGGCCGACCAGGTGCGGGCCTACGTCCAGGCAGCTCAACAGCTCATCGAAGCGAGAGCGGACTATGAGGCGCAGCGTATTGCCTACCTTGCTAATGCGCATCCGGCTTTGGTTCACCTCGCTCCGCGTCCGTCGGTCCCGGATGAAATTTCAGAAGCTGCTGAAGAAGCAGTCCAGCCGCGACTGAAGACCGCCATCTGATTTCCGAAACGGAGGGGACCACCGTGGCCCAATCGCTGTCATCCGCCGCCGAGCACTCCTCCCTCTCCAACAGCGCCGCCCGCGCCGAGCTCATCCGCAAGGCGGTGCGGGAGCTCGCCGAGAAGGAGCGCGAAGTGCAGGCGCTCAACGCCGAGATCCGCGAGTACAAGGTCAGGGTGGTCAAGGGCCATTTGGGATTCAAGCTGAGCGATTGGGCCGCGGTCTACCGCGTCACCCAGCTCACGGTCTCAGACCGCGACGCCTTGCTCGAATGCTTGCACGAGGGCTTTCAGGCGCTGGCTATCGGCAGCGTTCTGGATTGGGTGTCGGTGCTGGAAACCGCGCAGCGGCGGCGGGCGTCAACCAATGGCACCGCACCAGCCGACGACGCCGCCCGCGCCTGGGGCCGCAGCGACGGGCTCGGCGGCGTGCACGACCATGCCGACGATTACCCGCCGGGCGAGCCGGGGCACGGCGACTATGCGCTCGGCCTGGCAGACGGCGAAGCTGAGCGCGATCGCGTCATGGCGCTGGGCGAGAGCGGCAACGGCCACGCGAACGGCGACGCGGGGGAAGCGGCGCCCAGGCGTGGCCGGGGCCGGCCGAGGAAGCGGCGCCAGGAGGCGGGCGCCGAGGCGTAAGCCCCGTGGCGCGGTTCGCGCGTTGCGCTAAAATGAAACGCCGGGCGTGTGGGCCCGGCGCTTCGGAGGAGCAATGCGATGCATCACCATCGCAAGCTCTCGCTGAGGATTATCGTGATCCTAATCGTCAGGGTCAAGATCGTCCGTTAAGCGAGGATGGTCAACCCGTCTTAGGGCGGGTTGGCCTCCCCCGGAGCCGGCCATGACCCGGGTGCTGGCGATCGACGGTGCCGCCACCGCCGGCTTCGCCTTCGGCGCCACCGGGGCGGAGCCGCGCTTCGGTAGCCGGTGCTTCACTGGGGGCGGTGCGTCGGGCGAGGTCGTGGCGCGATTCGCCCGGTTCCTGCGCGACACCATCGAGCGTCAGCAACCGGAGGTTATTGCCTACGAGGCTCCGTATTTCCCGATGGGGTTTCGCCGCGGGCCGCCCGCCAACGCGAAGACGCTGCGGCGGCTGCTCGGCCTCGCCGAGATCATCGACGCCATCGCCTGGGACTTCAATCTGCGCTGTTACCAAGCCACCGCCGGCGAGGTTACATCGTACCTCACCGGCAAATCGAATTGGGGCGGCCGGGCGCCGAAGAAGGCGGCCACGATCGCCGCCGCGCGCGCCTGGGGCTGGGCCGTCAACGACGACAACGCCGCCGACGCCTGCGCGGTGTGGGCCTATGCCGAGAGCATCCTCGACCCGATCGCCGCCGCCCAGCGGCGCGCCCGCCTCGGGCTGGAACTGGCGCTCCACCCGCCCAACGAAGACACCCGGCAGTGCCGAGCTGCCGGGCGTCACAAGAAATCGGGGGGATCATCTAATGGCAGAAAATCAAATACGGCCCCGACCGGCGAATTGCAATTCACCGCCTGACGATTTCCGCCTCGTTGAAATAGAAGCAAGCCGCGGGCCGCAAACCTCGGCGCTGCAGCATGTCAGCGTGCCGGTGCGCCGGGTGCTGGCGCGGGCGCTGGCGCGCTACCGCGACCGAATCGGGAACGGCGAGCCATGAACCTGCTAAACACCGGCCCGGGCAAAGCCTATCCCGAAACCGAGCTCGTGCGGTTCGCCCTATACCGCGAGCAGCGCACCGCGCTGGCGCCGCGCCAGTGCGACCGGGGCGAGGTGTGCTGGGTCGCGGCCGGGCCGCCGGCGATCACCCGGAACGGCAAGTGCGCCGGCTGCGGTGGCATCCCGAGGATGCCCGGCGGGCGGGCGCGATGATCGACCTCGCGGCCGAATATCTGGCGGCGCTCGGCGACACCTCGCCCTTGCGGCGGCGCGAGTTGCGGCTGGCCGGCGTGCCGCAATACGCGATCGACCTCGCCGGCCCGGCCTTTACCCGGATCAGGCCCGCCGGGCCGCTGTACGAGCCCGATCCC